GGTCCGCATCGGGAAGGTGCAGCGCCAACGCGGTGCGAGAGGACTTCTCGACGTGCATGGAGCGGTTCCGGTCGTGCCTGGAGAATGCGCCGGCCGACCGCGCGACATGCTTACCCCCGGACCCCAGCGCGGTTTAGCGCGCGAGCTGGGCGATTGGGTCTGCCACACCGTTTAACGAAGGAGTGTCGCGGCGACTGAGATAATCAGGGCCCGGCCGCACGTGGCGGCGCCCAGAGGTTCCAGATTTGCTTCGATCACTTCCGATTGGGATGCACGCCGTGCACGCGCGGCAGACGGCGGACGCGCTCCGCGAACTCGCCGAGCAGGCGGATAGGGGCGAGCTGATCGGGATTGCGTACGCAGCCTTCGCGCAGGATAAGTCGGTGGTTCCTGGCATGGCGGGCTACGCGAACAGCAAGCGGCGGGACGCATGTTTCGGGGCGAAAACGCTCCTCGACATGCTCCATGCGAACACGGTTTAGCAGTTCAGGGACGCACGCGCCGGCGTGCGTCACCCGGGTGAGTTAGAGCGGCACCGAGTCGGCCGCCCACTTCCTGACGCCCTCCCCAAGCACGCTTACGCGTGCTTTTTTTTCGCGTCTTTGCTGCTGCTCGGCTTTCGAACTTGTACATGCCCGTCTCCGATCACCACCTCGCCCTCGGGCAGGTTGGCTTGGTGACTGACAACTTCGTCGAAAGATACCCCTATGCCTTCGCAGACGGCCCGCATCGCGCGGATCGCTGCGGCAAATTTCACGGCAGTGGGCTGTGCGTGGTAGTCGGTTACCGCTTTCTCTTCTACGGCCATGGCGTGGGTCGGCGCCTGGCGGACTGCGTACTTGCCGTCCGGATTTATCGCGGGGAAGTTGGGGTCGCCAGTTCCCAGGAGCGTCCATTCCGCCGAGATTCCGGTCGTTGCCTGCAGTCGGAACGCGTAGCGCGGGTCGATCGAAGCGATGCGGCCGGACAGCCACTGGTTCACGACGCTTTTAGACGCGCCTGTGAGATCGACCATGCGCGCCTGCGTGGCGCCCAAGTGGTCCATTACCGCCCTGATTCGATCTGATGCCAGCTCATACATATTTAGGATGCTAAACATTGGCCGGTTTAGATGGCTTTACTTGGTCAGGTTTAGAGTTCTATACTCGGCGGCATGAATGCATCCGAGATCATCGACGGGCTGGGCGGGACGAGCGTTGTGGCCGCGCTTTGCGAGGTCACGGACGGCGCTGTTTCGCAGTGGCGGACAAATGGAATACCCAAGGCGCAGCGCCGGTATCTGCGCGCCGTGCGTCCCGCCTTCTTCTCTTCACTGGACGCCGCCGCCGGTTCCTTCGGGAAAAAGGGCGTCGTGGATCGTGTCCCGAATCGCGCCGAGGTTCGTGCTCGCGCCCGCGATGGGGAGGTGCCCGCTGCTCAGCATGGCGTCGATCTCGCGCATGAGGTCGTGGGCGACCGCCGGGCTATGCCGGGCGAGTGCGCCCACCAGCATGTAGACGGTCATCTCCAGGGCAAGGGTGCTGGCGGCGACGAAGTCGAGGGGGCGGCTCATGGATAAGTCCTCAGTGGGTTGCGTTGCCTCCAGATTGGCCGCGCGCAGCTCGGTGCACAACGTTTGTTTTGGCGAGGTCAACCGTGGACGCACTTGACCTGGCTGTGCATCAGACCGCGCACGACTTCGGCCTGCCGGAGCTTGCCCGCCGCATGGGCAAGGGCGAGCAGGTGCTGCGCAACAAAGTGAATCCGCATTCGGAGTCGCACGTGCTGACGCTGCGCGAGGCGATTGCGATGGTGCTGATCACGGGCGACCTGCGCATTGCGGTGGAGGTTGCGAAGGAATGCGGCGGCGGGTTCGCGGTGGCCGAGGCGATGCCGCGAGACGTCGGGGTGGTGATGGCCTTTCTGGCATCGCAGCGTGAGCACGGCGACGTGGCGCGGGCGGTGGAGGAGGCCCTATCCGATGGGCAGATCAGCCCCCGCGAGCAGGTCGACATCCAGCAGCAGATTTCGGAGGCCCGCAAAGGCCTCGACGTGCTGGATGCCGCTGTGGGCAAGGCTGCAAAAACGGGAGCGAGGGTTACGTCATGAGCCTGCTGGAGTGGTGCGCGTTGTTCGTCTTCGCCTGTTTCGTGCTGGGGCTTGTCTGGCGCGACGCCTTCGACCGCGGCCGGCTGGACATGCTGCGGGAGATTCGAACGGCCGCAGAGCGCTTCGGCTTGGAGATGCCGCCGCATGGGGGGTGGTTGCCGCCAAGCCGCATGCCGAACTGCCCGCCGCCCGCCGACGCGCGGCTACCCGCGCCGCCATACCCGCCGCCTTGTCACGCCCGCTGCCCGAGGTGCGCACCGTGAGCGCCGCCGAACTCGCGCTGCGCGTCGTCGTCTGCGTCGTCCTCCTGGGGCTGCTGGCCTTTGGCGTGGTGCTGGTTGTGACCGGCTGGCAGCTCGCCGTGGAGGCGCTCCGCTATCACCGCCATTACGGCCCCGCCATGAACGCGTTTGAGGCCGGCGTGCGTGCCGGCGCGATGCGCGTCGAGGCGCCGCCTTCCTCCACATGGCGCCCGCTGAGCCAGGCCGGCGCACCCCGTGCACATCCTCCCGCCGCCTCTGGTGGTGGTTATCCCGACCGCCGCGAGGGTAGGGCGGTCGGGACTTCTTTTGGCGAGGGTGCGCCCTGGTGATCGAGCGATATGAGCTGCTGCGCGGCGACTGTCTGACCCTGTTGAAGGCGATGGCGGATTCCTCGGTCGACGCGATTGTCACCGACCCGCCTTACGGGCTGCGCTTCATGGGCAAGGCGTGGGACTACGACGTCCCTCGCGTCGAGGTGTGGGTCGAGTGCCTGCGGGTGCTCAAGCCGGGCGGCCACCTGCTGGCCTTCGCTGGCACGCGCACTCAGCACCGCATGGCTGTGCGAATCGAGGACGCGGGTTTCGAGATCCGCGACATGATCGCGTGGGTCTATGGGTCCGGCTTCCCGAAGAGCAAGAACCTGGACGGGGATTGGCAGGGCTGGGGTACGGCGCTAAAGCCGGCGCTTGAACCGATCACGATGGCGCGCAAGCCGCTCGTTGGCTCAGTCGCCAGCAACGTCGAGCAGTTCGGGACCGGTGCCATCAACATCGGTGGTTGCCGCGTGCCTTCCGGAGCAGACCACGAGGCCAAGTGCGTGAGCGTGGTGGGGCTCGCTTCGAGCCGTACGAGCAATGCCTATGGTGAATGGTCCGGAACGCGCGAGAACAGCTACAACCCGTCTGGCCGCTTTCCGGCAAACCTCATTCATGACGGCAGCGACGAGGTGCTTGCGCGCTTCCCTGATAGCGACGGTGCCGGCGGCTCGGTGCCGCAGACTCGCGTTACCGGTTATGGCGGCGGCATTGGCACCGGCTGCTCCGACTACCTGGGCGGCGACCGAACGCCTTTTGACTCGGGTTCGGGCAGCGCGGCGCGTTTCTTCTACTGCGCCAAGGCCGGGCGACACGACAGGAACGAGGGCTGCGAAGCGCTCCCTCATAGGCCTGGCGGCATGGTCTCCAACACCTCCGGCCGGCATATCACGCGCCGCGATGAGGGCTACGCACCGCCTCCGCAGGGCAACCACCACCCCACGGTGAAGCCCACGGACCTGATGCGCTATCTGGTCCGCCTGGTGACGCCGCGCGGGGGCGTTGTGCTCGACCCGTACACGGGATCCGGCTCAACGGGCAAGGCCTGCATGCTGGAAGGCTTCCGCTTTGTCGGCATCGAGCGCGACGAAGACGAGCACGGGCAGCCGCTGGGCTATCTGGACATCGCCCGAGCGCGCATAGAGCACGCAGCGCGGTTTGCGGCCGAGGCATCGCGCCAGTTGGACCTGCTGCGCGAGGTATGAGCGTGATTCGTTGGCGGCATTCGGGCGAATCGTCACTTCTCTGCGCGTGGTCGCGATCGGTGCCACGCTGTGGGGTGCGCCCGTGAAGGCGGCGATTGTCCTCTCCGACATGGAGCTTGATGCCATGGACGGGCTCAGTCACCTCGCCTGCACGATGTACGTGCGCATGCGGCGCTGGATGGACTTTGGCAGCGGCATGGTGGGGCAGTCGCGCCGGATCTCGCGCGAGATGCTGCGCACGTACCTGGAGGTCAGCACGGCCCGCGGCGCGGGTGCGCAGGTGGAGAAGCCGACGCTCGCGCAGGTGCGCACGGCGCTGGATGCCCTGGTGCGTGCTGGTCTGCTAGAGCGTCGCGGCGACGGTGAGGTGCTTGTTTTTTTGATGCCTCTGGCGATCACAGGAGAGGTGCGCGAGTTTCATACACCACCGAGTGACAACCGGGTTTTATCCACAGAACCCCACCGGCCCAAACCCGCGCCGCATCAGGGTTTGGAGGGTGAACCCAACCGGGTTTTTCCCGGTGGTCATCGGTCGATGACCACCCACATCGGAGATCCGAGTAAAGCGTCTACTTCTCAACCCTCGGTCCCGTCTACAGCTCCGACTACGCACGCGAGGGGCGAGAGGGAAATTCGGTCTGCAGGGGGGCTACGTGCCGTCGGCAACGTGGTCGCCTTCGTGACGCCCGGTGCGGCCCCGGAGCTGGATTCGGTCGTCGCAGCGCAGCTCAGCGAACTGCTCGGGAAGCAGTTCCACCCGATGCAGCGGGAGGTGCGGGAGATCGCGGAGCGTGGGCCGACCGAGGACGAGTTGAGCGCAGCGGTGGCGCGGTGCAAGGCGCTGCGCCAGGCAGAGAACTCGACGCAGCCGATCGGCCTCCGCTTCGTCCGCGCAACGCTGGTGGGCATCCAGCTCGCCGGCAGGGTGACGCCGCCGCCCGGGTGGCGCAAGGACAGCGCGGCCGCGACGAGCTACGCAAGGGCGCTGGGCATGCCCCATCCCGAGGGCAAGGTCGGCGAGTCGTTCGCGTCGCTGCTCAAGCGGATCGATGCGTTCGTGGAACAGCAGCGACAGCAGGAGGACGCGGCATGCGACGAGTAGTTGCCCCGGCGCCGATGCCGCCGATTCCCGCGAAGGGCGAGGCGGAAGTCGAGCGCGAGCGCAAGGCGTGGCGCGATGAGGCGCGGTCGGATGCGCGCACCTGGTTGGCGGAACGCGGGCTGCATCGGCGTGCGGGTGAGTCGCGCGGCGAGCACGTGGCGCGGCTTGCAGCGTTCGCCCGTGAGCAGGCAGCGCAGAAGGAGGGTTCGCAGGAGTGGGCGCGCCGCCTGTTGCGTCGGCATACGGCGGGCGAGCTGGTGCCCGGTGCGGCGCTGGAGCTGGTGAAGCAGGTGCTGCGCTTGAGCGAGTTGCCGGAGCGCGGTAGCACACGCCTGCACGGTGGCCGATCGCCTGCGAAACCGGGCGGGTTTGACGTGGTGGAGTTCTGACCGATGGGCGTGAGCGTGACTGTGCCGAAGCACATGACGGCCTCAGTGCGGCAGCTTCGGGAAGACCTCGACTTCGTGCTCGGCCACTGGTTCGCGTCCGGCGAGGTGACGGAAGCCGAGGCGGAGAAGTACAGGCAAGACGTAGTGGAGTTGGTGCGAGACCAGTGCGCAGAGGTCCGCGCCCTGGGCTTGGATTGGGAAGAGACCGTGCGGTACTGGTGCGAGCTCTACGCCGACACCGCCGCCAAGATCAGGGGAAAGCAGGCATGACGACGACGGCGATGCGGGTACGGGTGGCGAGCGCTCCCTCGGTCAGCAGGGAGGACGTGGAGCGTGCGCGAATGGATCGCATGCGTGCCCGCCTGGATGAGTGGGCACGCTGGTGTGAGCGATACCACCAAGGGCTTGGATACCCGTCGCGCTCAGCGGTGTGCGCAACGGGTGGCGTGAGCCAGTCCTTCGACGACATGTGCGATGCGGCCGATGCGTCGCAGTGCCAGACGGTCGATGTGTGCGTGCATGACCTTGAGCCGATCGAGCGTGCTGCAGTCATGCGTTGCTACGGCCTGGCCTCGGTGTTCCGCTTCCCGCGTGAGAACTATGCGGACGTGCTTGACCGTGCCCACACGAATCTACGGACAAGTTTTTCGCGCAGGGGTGTTGACATCGGGTAGTGAGTCCACCGATTATCTGCCCCGTCGGGAGAGGTGCGTCCTCTCCCAGGAGAAGCCCGGCCACTGAGCCGGGCTTTTTGTTTTCCGGTTCCCTTCCGGGCGCCTTCGAAAGGAGGTGATCCGCACATGCCGTACTCAGCCCCCAAGCCCTGCCGTCACTCGATGTGCAAGTCCGTGGTGCGCGATGGGTCCGGCTACTGCCCCGAGCATCTTGCAGCCCGTCGCGCCCTCGACGATTCCCGCCGAGGCTCAAGCGCTGAGCGTGGCTACAACGCCCGGTGGCGCAAGGCGCGCGAGACGTATCTGCGCCGCAATCCGCTGTGTGTCCATTGCCAGGAGCTTGGCCGGCTCACTGCTGCGACGGTGGTCGACCACCGCGTGCCGCACCGTGGTGACTCGGCCCTGTTCTGGGATACGGACAACTGGCAGGCGCTGTGCAAGCCGTGTCACGACAAGTGGAAGCAGGCCCAGGAGTCGGCCGATCGCAGGGCAGGGGGCGGGTCAAAAGTCTGACGCCACACCCTGCAAGACCGGACGGGTAATCGCATTTTTATGGGGAGTTTTTGGGAGAGGGGGGAGGGGTAACAAGGAAGCCCTCCTAGGCAAGCGATCGAGCAGCTCGATAGCGTTTCCGCTCTCCGGAACGACAGGAGAGCGCTGTGAACGATTCTGGCGACAACGTAGTGGATATCGAAACCGGGGGCTCCGGTTTTGGGTTCAAGACAATTGCCGGCTACGAGATCCCGGAGCCGCCACCCGGCGCTCGGCTGGAGCGACAGGCTCGCCGGATCTACGACTACCTGTGCGTCGTTCTGGCTCGTGACGGCCGCAAGGTTGGAACGGCTGGCGTGCATCTACTGATGCTGACGCACACGCTGCACGCTTGGTCGGAGGACATGAAGCTGTGCCTTGAGGGGAGGTACGGAACGACCAGCAACGGTAACAAGGTTGAGCTGCCCCACAGCTACAACGAGCGGAAGGCCCGCGAACAGATCATGAAGGACTTGCCCGAAGCATGCTTGACGGTGATGTCCACGATCGAGGCGCGCCTCAAGGAAAGCAAAATCGGCGAAGGGGATCAGGACGACCTGTTCGCCGACCTGGCGGGGCACGTCGGAAGCCGACCAAGCGCACGCTCCGCCTAATCCCGCCAGAGGATCAGTGGCAGGAATGGGACCGCGAATACGGCGTCCCCGTCCTCCGGAATGAGATCACGGTCGGCCGCCTGGTCTGGTTGGCGGTTGTTCGGCACTACCGCGACCTGCAGGACGCCGAGGCGCGCGGCTACTACTTCTCGCCAGATCACGGCTGGCACGTGATTGACTTCATCGAACGGTTCTTTGAGCACATCAAGGGCCCGCTGGCGAAGACGCCGATCCTGCTGGACCCTTGGCAAAAGTTCTGGACCGCCGTGCTGTTCGGATGGCGTCGCTCGAGCGACGGGCTCCGGCGCTTCACGCGCGCCTACGAAGAGGTCGCGCGGAAGAACGGCAAGAGCACGTGGAAGGGTCCGCAGGGTGCGTACCTGTGGATGATGGACGGCGAGCACGGCGCCGAGGTGTACGCCGTTGCCACCACGCGCGAACAGGCGATGACGGTGTTTCGCCCCGCGTTCGACAACGTGAAGCGTTGGCGTCGGCAGTCACCGAGGATTGCGAAGGGCATCCGGGTTTTCGATGGCCTCAACCAGGAGCGCCTTGAAGCCGGCGGCGGCATCTTCAAACCGCTGGCATCGAACGCCGAGTCGCAAGACGGCTTCAACCCTTCGGCGGTGCTGTTCGACGAGCTGCATGCGCAGAAGTCGCGCGACCAGTGGGACGTGCTGGAGTCGGGCTTCGGTGCTCGATCGCAGGCCCTGCTGTCGGCGATCACGACCGCGGGGTTCATCCTCGACGGCATCTGCGTCGAGATCCGGTCCTACCTGATCAGCGTCCTCGAGGGGCGCCGGGAGGACGACAGCTTCTTCGGCTACATCTACACGCTGGACGAAGGGGACGACCCCTTCGACGAACGCAACTGGTCCAAGGCGAATCCTGGGCTCGGGCGTTCGAAGACGTTGCAGTACATGCGGGACCAGGCGAGGAAGGCGAAGGCGCTGCCCAGCGCGCTAACCAACTTCCTCACCAAGGATCTCAACCGGTGGGTGAACTCGGCCGAAGGCTGGTTCGATATCTCGGTG